CGACCAAACATCGTCCTGGCCGGTGACCGCCTTCGCCTGCTTGAGCGCCTGCTGCCAGAAAGCCCAATCGTCGTCGGGGACCTTGAACGAGATGCCGAACTTCTTCGTCAGAAGATCCTCGGCCTCGCCGTCGTTCGCCATCTTCTCGAGCGACTGCCGCAGCTCTTGCGGAGTTTCGGCGAGCTTCTTGAGATCCTCGTGCTGACGATCGCTGAACCCCGTGAGCGAGAGATCCATCCCGAAACCCTTGAGCTTCTCGAAATACTCGTTCAACTGCTCGTAGGCCCAATCGCCATCGGATTGGTTATCGCGAAGGACGATCGTGCGCGCGACACCCTCGGGGACGTCGAGATAGGTCACCGGCAGTGGCGGGACCTGGTAGCCCTGCTCCGCGAGCGCGTGAATGACCGCGAATCGTTGGTTCCCCCCGATGATGCGATTCCCGTTCTTCCAAACGAGGAAGGGCTTGAAGACGCCCAGCTCGAGCAGCGACTTCTTGAGCTTGTCGAAGCCCATCGTCGTCAGCTCGCGGGGGTTGTCCTCGAAAGGAATCAGCTCCGAGAACGTCATGTATTTGTCCGAACTGCATCGGACTTGAATTTTCTTATCCACCCTTGCCTCCCTGCAAAATATTCCTGAACGATTCAAACATCTGCGTCCCGCCGACGAACTTCGACTCGGGATTGTGCTCCGACCCTTCCTTTGGCGGGAGCGCTACGAGGTACACTTCACCGCGGCCTCGATCATCCCGAAGCACTCCGGGTCCGCGCTCGGATAGCCGAACATGTTCGTCGGGACCAGCCAAAGCTGCATCTTCGGTTTGCCGAAGCGACCCCCGATCTACGGGCTTCCCTTCATCGACAGCCGCTCGAGCCCCTCCATCGGGAGCCCCGCCAGATGCCGGTAAAGACCCCCGAGATACATCGAGTCCGTCAGACCGCCCAGCGCCAGGAACAGCTCCCCGAAGTGACCCCCGATCGCTCGAACGGTTGAGCCACGCCTCCGCCTTCATGAACGCGAGCGCGGAGATCGTCGCGACCTTCACGCGGTCAAACTCAGAATTCATCGCGATATCGTTCGGGCTGAATCCGTATTGATGCAGGAGCCGCTCGAACTTGTACGAGTTTTTGGTATCGCGCAAGCCCACCTGGAAGAACCGCCCGATTTTGTCGTCGAAGAGGTACACCTGACCGTAGCGAAACCCGCTCGCCCACGAACTCGAATCCACCGAGCCCCACGGGTACGCGCGCATGAGATCCCAGTTCGTCATGCCGAAGCCGTGGTACTTGATCTCGCGGTTCTCGCTCTTCAGATACTCATCGGCGACGTTGAAGCAGGCACTCATCCACTTGACGAGCTTCGCCTTGTCCCGCGCGTAGGGAACCATGCCCCCGAGCGCGATGTAGTTGTGGCCGGTGTCGATATATTTCCGAAGCCACTCGATCGGCTCTCCCGTATGGAAAACCGGGAGCGGCTTCAGTCCGTTCGCCTCCATCGCCTGCTGCCGCTCGAACGTCTTTACCGGGTCCCCGATCTCATCGAGGTTCGCGTAAACGTGCAGGAGCGGCATATGCTTGTGCAAAAATTCGCAGTACTCGTCGAGGTTGATGGCAACGCCCTGGGTGGCCGCAGAGAAGCCGCCGGAGTCGATGAAGATCTTCGGCGTCTTGTCCCCGAAATACTTGGTCATGAGCGCGAAGAGATCCACCTGCTTGAAGTAGTGGTAGCTCAAGAGCACCTTGAGGCTGTCGGGCTTGAAGCCCGGAGCCTTCTCTTCGACGTAGGGCTTCTCGCCCTCGGCCAAGTAATTGTTACGCATCAATACACTCCCTTAAAAAAGCTCAAGCGCGGGATCTGAAATGCCCGCTTCCGCAAACCCTTTGATCCGCAGGTCGCAAGCAGGGCAGACCCCGCAAGGTTTTTCTCCGCCTTCGTAGCACGTCCACGAGAGCGCCACCGCCTCGAGACCGCGGGGAAGGCGCTCCGCGAGCGTCACCGATTCCGCCTTGGTCAGGTACATCAGCGGCGTGTGGATGTGGAAATAGCCCGGTCCGCGCCCTTTGATGAGTTCCTCATTGCCGAGGAAGATCGAGCGCTCGATCGCGTCGATCGTCGTGCGCCGGCAGTCCGGGTAGCCCGAGTAGTCCGTTTGGCAAACGCCCGTCACGATATCGTAAATCCCCTGGCTGATCGCGAGCGACGCCACGGTGTTGAGGAAGAGAAGATTGCGGCCGGGGACGAAGCTCTTCGGAAGCCCCGTCTTCTCGTCGGTCTCGTTCACCGAGAGCTTCGAGTTCGTGAGCCCGCTCATCGGGTTGTCTTTGAGCGCGGGCATGTTCAAAACGAAGTGCTGCATCTCGAGCATCGACGCGATCCCGCGCGCGCTCTCGAGTTCGCGCTTGTGGCGCTGGCCGTAGTCGAATGAGATCGCGAGGCACTCGTCGAACATCGTCTTCGCCCATGCCGCGCACGTCGCGGAGTCTTGTCCGCCGCTGAGAACCACAATTGCTTTTTTCATTCCGTCTCCTTGGTTGGACCCCAAAGTCACACTTGCCGAGGCAAGCTACGGTTCTGCGGGTTGGTTTGCTGTTCTTCTTTTACGAGAGCGAGCCCCGGCGCCATCGTCAGGGGACGCAGCACGGGAAGCTCGAGGTCGCGCGCCATGACGGTCTTGCGCCCCGCCAGCTCCGCGCGGATCACTGCATTTTTGAGGATCGCCTCGACGTGATCGCTCAAACGGTCGATGATCTCCGCGCTCGTGTTCATCGCCGACGGGTGCGCCGCCTTGATGGTCTTTTTCACGTTCGAGGTCACGATCAGGGGCAGTTTTTCGCTCATGGCATTCTCCTCAATGCGTTTTTCTCTTCAGCTTCCTCGCGAGCTTGCGGCGCTCTTCGCGAGTGATGCGCGACCACTCTTCAGTGCCGCGCTCCTGGTCGGTCAGATTTTTCGACTGCTTCATTTCCCCCGTGCGGGTGTTCAGCACCCACTCGTTCGGATCTACGACGATGGTTCGCATAGCTTCAGAAACTCCTGACGGGCCGTTGCGTTTTCACGAAGAACCCCCTGCATGGACGACGTCGTCATCCAGGAGCTTTGCTTGCCGACCCCTCGAGCGCACATACAGAAGTGCTTCGCGGTGACGATCACGCCGACGCCCTTGGGCTTCAAGTGTTTGATGAGGTCGTCAGCGATCTGCTTGGTCATCTTCTCCTGGATCTGGAGCCGGCGCGCGTAAGCGTCACCGAGGCGCGCGAGCTTCGAGAGCCCAACGACCTTCTTGTCCGGGATGTACCCGATGTGCATCTTGCCGATGATCGGGAGCATGTGGTGCTCGCACGTCGAGTAGAACTCGATGTCTTTGCAAAGAACCAGCTCGTCGCAATCCTGGAGCCCATCCTCGAACGTCACCGAGAGCAGCTTCGCGGTGTCGATCTTGTACCCGGCGAAAAGCTCCTTCCAGGACTTCACGACTCGCTTGGGCGTCTCGAGGAGCCCCTCGCGTGTGGGGTCGTCGCCGATCGCCTGGATCATGCGGGTGACCGCGTCCTCGGCGGGCATCTCGCCCACATTCGTCTCCCAAGGGAATTCGACCCAGGCGTCGCTCTCGCGAAGCGCGAAGCAGTTCAGCGGCAGCTCAGGTGTGGTGGATTTTCTGAAAAGAGCGATGCGATAGTTGCGCGGGAACTTCGAGAACGTCGCACCCGAATCGACGATATCGTCGAGGATCAGCGTGTTCGGTCCCGGCTCGCGGACGATCGGCTTCTTGAAGTGCGCGGCGACGGCGATCGCGAAAGCGACCCCACCGCGGGGAATCCCGAAAACCGAATCGAACGGGAGCTGGTGGCTCGCGATCAGCTCGATTGCGCTCTCGACGATGTTCTGGAACTCATCCCAAGAGACGACGTACTTTTCTGCCTTACCTTCCATGGACTCCCCCTATCAGACGCCGCGCTTGTGTCCCCAAACGCGAACGTGAAATCGATCCGTGACGTTCCAACCATTTTCTTTCGCTGCCTCGATGATCCACGGCAACCGCTTGTCGAACTGCTCGGGGCTCACCCCCTGCGGCATCAAGTAGACGTTTTCGCAGTCGTACCCGCCGTTCAGCCCCGCGATCATCGTGATGAACTGCTTGATCTCGTCCACATCAGTCTTCGAGTTCGCAACGAACTTGAGCTGGTGCGGATGCTTCGCGATCGCCGCGAGCGCGGAGAGGTTCAAGCGCTTCTTGTGGTGCTCCTCGAAATTGTCGCTCAGATGGTGGCAGCTCGTCGCGAGCTTCGGGCTCACCGACCAGAATGCAGCCTTGCACTCGCGGTAGATGGTCCCGTTGGTCTCGACCGTGACGAATTTCCCGAGCCGCGCCAGCTCATTGATGAGCAGAACCACGTTCTGCTGGAGCATCGGCTCGCCGCCCGTGATGACGACGTGCTTGGATCGGTACTGCATCACCTCTTCGATGATCCAGGAAATGGTTTTCAGATTTTTCTCGGGCTCGTGGCTCGAGTAGGGCGTGTCGCACTTCGTGAAGGTGCCGTCGCCGTTGCTCCATTCGCAGCGGAGATTGCACGCGCTCAAGCGCACGAAGATGCTCGGCACCCCGAGGTATTTGCCCTCGCCCTGCACGGTGTGAAAAACCCCGTCGGACGTGAGCGTGATCTTCTTCTCCGCGAACTCGACGGTCTGGCTCAAAGCGCCCCCACCGCGATTGCGGAGTTCTTGTGGTTCTCAAAAAATTCAAGCTTGGCGACGCGCACGCGGCCCTTGGTCTCTTCCTGCACGAATGCATCGATCTTGCCGAGCAGGTACTCCGCGAAGATCTCGCAGCCCACCGCGGGGAGGATGCGGAGCTGGATGATCCCCTGCTTGTCGAGAAGCTTGAATTCCTCGAGCGCGGGATCGTCATGCGCGACGACGACCGTATGATCGAGGAGCCACGCGAACCATTCATTCGGGCTCATGCCGTCGATCTTCGCGGTCGCGCGCTTCATGCCGCCGAAATCAAAAATCCAGTTGCGCTCGTCGAGGTCACCCTCGAACGTCACGCGAAACGATACGCCGTACCCGTGGAGGAAGCGGCAGTGAGTCCCCTCGGCGCGCCACTGACGGAAGCACGTCGAGAAGCCCTCGTAGAGCTTGGTTGATTGGAGGAATGCCTTCATAGGGGAGTTGCCTCGGGCTCATCGATGCTGCCGACCTGCTGGAAGAGCCGCTCGATATCTTTGCCCTTGCCCTGGCGGAGACGGATGAGAGCGATCGTCGCGCGGCGGATGAGTTCGTTTCTTGGAACCCCCGTGCTCGCGCTGTAGTCCGCGATCTCTTGGATCTCGGTCTTCTTCATCGTGACCGAAAACCGATCGGTCAAACCCGCTGATGTCCCGCTCATGCCTGGCCTCCTAAAAGGTACTCCCTCATTCCATTGAAGACGACTTGGGTGACCTGATCGCTGTTCGCGCTCCATGAAGGATGGAACTCGGCGAAGAAGAGATAGAGATTCAGCACCGCCTCGCGCTCGAGCGTCAGCGTGTGCTCCGCGACCTTCTCGCGGCTCAGGACGAACCCGCGCGCGGCCTTACTCATCGCCGCGATCGACTCGTCGAGCACCTCCGAGGAGGCGCTGTCGCCCAGCTCGGTCGTGATCTCGAGGATGCGGAGCCAGCCCGCTTTGGTCAGCGAAATCGAATGCGTCGCCGTCGGATCTGGCTTGCGAATCTCAACACCCATTTGAACCAGCTTGCACGGGTTGGTTCATGCTGTAAAGAGATGCACCAGCCGGTTATGCGCATATACGACTAAAGTGCCAGAAAAAGCTGAAACGTATCTGTATATACATTAAGAGTCTTTTCGCGGACTTGCCGCGTATCTGTATACGCGTTTTTTGAATAAAACGCTGCGCGCCGAGGTCCAGCGCGCGTATATCGAACCGCCGAATATTCAAAGCTCGCCGGCAGCGGCCTTCCGTCGCGCCCACTCCGCGATGAGGAGCGCGTCCATGAGGCCCTCGTGCGGCTTCTGGGACCGCGTGCTCGGGCGGAGATCCACCTGCGGGAAAAGCCGCCCGAGAGCGACCGCGGAACGCCCTTTGGGGTCGGCGCCGCCGATCCCCGCGTGGATGATCTTGGACCACGTCGACGGCGTGACTGTCGTGAAGGGGATCCGATTCCCGACGAGCACCCCCTGGATGAACCCGAGCGCGAGCCCGAAGTTGAACTGCGAAACCACCCCCTGGCCCGGCCGCGCGGATACCTGCTCGATGATCGCGATCCCCGTCTTCGGCGCGAGATCGATCAGAATCCGGTTCAGCCCCACGCCGTCGATCGTTCGCCGTATGGACTCGACCTTCGCGCCCTTGCCGGTCTCGGGGTCTTTTTTTACCTTGGAAGTCTTTATCGTTACGTTCTCGATCACCGGAATGATGTGCTTCTCGAGGATCTGGCCGCGCTCATCGAGGAGCACGAGCCCGCCGCTCAAACCGGGGTCGATCCCCAAAAAAGTCCGTCCCATTAGATCACCACGATTCTGAGAATCATCTGGTTCTTGTTGCCGACGATCGCACCCTGGATCGGCTGACCGCGCAGCTCCTTGTACGCCTTCTTCGTCAGCCGGATCTCCATCGCGCCGTCCTCTGCGGACTGCATGACGAAGCGTTCGGCGCCGTATTCGTTACGCTTCACGAGCCTGCGCATCCGCCGCTCGCGCGCGGCGAGCCCCCACCGATACGGGATGACCGCGATGCCGATGACCACGAAAACTCCGAGCGCGATCAAGAGTGCCGTTTGATTTTGAAGAGCCCACGCTCTCACTACTACCGGGTCCATGTTTCTCCTTACATCAAGAGTTCGCTGTGCCCCTGCTCGGGATGACGGCGAACGATTAGTTGGTCTGCCAAAGACGACTGAATGTTTTGGTCGTGCGAGATGATGAACACCTGCTCGAACCCGAGTTCCTTCATGAGCACGCCGGTGATGAGGTCCGCCATCAGCCGCCGGTTCGTCGCATCGAGCTGCCCGAAAACCTCGTCGAGGAAGATCGTCCCCCAGTTAGTCCCCTTGCGCCGGCGCGCGAGCATCGTCAGCGCGAGCCGGATCGCCACGCTCATCAGGATCTTCCCGCCGCCCGAGTCCATGTAGAACGGGCGCTCGGTTCCATTCTCCGAGATGCGCATGCTCAGCTCGTCTTTTCTCTTCTTCTCGCGGTCCGCTCCGCAGCTCACGCATTTATGCGTCCGCTCGCCCTTCGCGAAGACCGTACCGCAAACCAAGCAGTTCGGTTCCCAGTCACCCAGCTCGCGCGTCGCCTCGAACTCCATGTGAAACGGCGTCCGCAGCTTGCGCAGGATCAGGTTCGCGTCTTCCTCGATCTCGGAGAACGAGTTCTCCAGCTCCATTGAGGGGATGCCGTTCTTCCCGAACATGAACTCGACGTACTGAGCATCGCCGAGCTGTTGGTTCAAGCCCTCGATCTGGTGCTCGAGCGCCTTCTTGCGATCGGCAGCCTCGCGCGCGGTCTTCACCTCTTCCCGGATCTCACCGATGCGGCGGTCGGCATCTCCCACCTGCGCGCTCAGCGTCTCCTGCTCGGCAGAGATCTCGTCAAGCTGCCCGTTCAACGTCATCGTCTGCTGCTCGACGTTCGCGGGAATCGCGCGCAAGATCTCCGCGCGTTGGTTCGAGAGATCCGCGATCTGGCTCTCGAGCTGCTTCACCGCGGTCATTGCCGCCTCGATCTGCTGCTTCTGCCGCGTCCACTCGCCCTGCTTGGTGTAGAGCGTGAGGAACTTGTTGATCTTCTCGCGGTTCTCTTCGTAGCGAGCGCGCTTCTTCTTGCTGCCGTCGAGCGCGGCGCGAATCGCCTTCAGTTGGTCCGGGTCCGCCTCGATGCGCGAACACGCCTGTTTGAGGATGGGGCAGATCCCCGTCAGCTCTTTGCCGAAGTTCGCCACCTGGTCCTCGAGTTCCTCGATCTCCACGTCGAGCTGGCCGATCCCCTGCGAGAACCGGTCGCGCTTATCGAGGAACTCGTCGTGCTTCTCTTTGGTCACGATCTCGTATTTGCCGAGCAGCTCTTCGACCTTCGCGAGCGCGGACTTGTGCTGTGAGCTGTCCGGTCGCCGCGCCTTGAGCTTCTGGATGCGGTCCTCGAGCTTCTGCGCGGCTTCCCGCTGCTCGCCCACGTTCTTCAGCTTCTCGAGCTGCACCTGGATCTTCAGCTTCGATGCCGAGAGCGCCTCGAGCTGCTCCCGGCGCGTCCCCTGCTGTTTCAAGAGCTGCGCGGACTCCGCGAGGAGCGCCTGCTCATCGACCCCCGTCGCGGCCGTCGTCGCCAGGAGCTGCCCGTCGAGCTTGTTGATCTCGGCCTTCAGCTCGAGCTTGAACGCATTCACCGCGAGCGCGGGACCGCCCCAGTCCACCGTCTGCATCCAGCGGAGCATGATCTCCTTCTTGCGCTGCGGGTCCGCCTCCATGAACTGGTCGATATCGTTCTGCTTGAAAAACGCGGTGAACTCGAACTCGTCGGCGTTCAGACCCACGACCGCGCGATCGATCACTTCCTGCCCGACCGCCTTGCGCTCGCCTTCCTTCCCGCGCAGCTCGAGCGCGCCTTTGTTGTCGGCGGTCCGCCGTCGCGTCACCCAGGTCGAAGATTCATCGAGCGGATTGTAGATCTCGCACGAGACCTCCGCGAAGTCGCAGTCATGGTGGACGAGTTCGACCTCCTTTTTCGCGCGGCTCTTGCCGTAGAGACACCATCTCATCGCATCGACGAACGATGATTTGCCCGCGCGGTTCGAGCGCGAGAAATCCTCGCCGTACTGCCCGAGGATGCCGACGATCTGCCCTTCCTCGAACTTCAGCGCGTACCGATCGCGGAACGGCATGAACCCTTCAATTTCTATCGTGCGGACGAATGACATAGGCTCTCCTTTTTCACTCGGCTCCAAACCCCTTCGACCACCGCGGCCGTTCGGGTCGTCGCCTCGAGCACGCCCTCATCGCAGTTCGGGCAGGCGACGTTTTTATTGTGGTGACTCCCCTCGACCGTCGATCCGCAGCTCGAGCACGAAAACTCGAGCGTGAGCCCGCCGATCGCGTGCTGAAACCTAGAGGTCAAGCTGGGGGATGCCGCCGTCGAAATCAAAGTCGTCTTCGACGGGCGCAAGGACGGCGCGCTTCGCGGGAGCAGCTCTTGCTGGTTTGGGTTTTTCTTCGCGTGCATGGGTCTCCTTCGTCAGCTCTTTCAGGTTTTTCGTAAGCGCATCACTCGCGGCGATCGGGCTCAAAAATTCATGCCCCGAATCTGCCGGCGTCACCTTCTCCCCGCTCAGGAACCGCTGCGCGAGCGCAAGCTTGCGGTCCTTCCCCTCGGGCTGCCGGTGATCGAGATACCGCTTTACCGCGTCCAGAGGTGCGAGCCCGCTCTTCTGTTGCGCGTCCCGCACCTGCCGCTTGCGCGAGATGGTTCGGTCGAATTGCTTCAAAAAACGCGCTTTTTTGGAGATATCCGCGCGCAACTTATCGAAATCAATGAGGGTCAGATTCTCCTCATTGACGATCACGCGCGCTTTGACGATCGCATCGGGCACGATCGACGCCTTCGCCTCATCGACGACCGCCTTGATCTCTTTCGGGGTCGCGCCGACCAGATTCAGCTCGATCTCCTGCATGGGACTCGCGGGCGTCAGGACGCGCTCGAACTTCCACTCTTTGCCGCGGTAATCGCCGACGAGGAAAATCTTCGGCGCGTCCAGATCGCCGAAGTCCGTGCAGACCGGCGAGCCCGGCATGATGAGCTTCCCCATCTCCTGCGCGGTGTGGATGTGCGAGTTCACGATCTTCGTCACCTTGCTCGAGCGCAGGCAGATATCCGGGAGCTGAAGATCGGACTGCCGAAGCATGAGCGCCTCGGTGCCCGCCTTCGCCCCGCTCACGTTGTAATGCGAGATCACCGTCACCGGGCCCGTCGCCTCGGTCAGAAGCTCGACCGCGCGGGCGTTGATGAACTCCTGCGCGCTCTTGAAGCCCGCCTCGAGCGCCTGCGCGCGCGTGGTGTGCGGCAAGAACACGAACTGCATCTTCTCGAACTGGATGAGCTTCGGCGCGGTGATGAAGTGGACGTTCTGGTAACCGACCTGCTCGAGCGGCGTCAGCCCCCAAAGGCGACCCGCTGCCGAAATCGAACAGTGGTTGCCCTTGGTGACGAACGTAGGGATCTCCGCGTCCTCGAGCCGATTGAACACCTTTATCAGCAAAGCGATGTGATCCGGGATCGGAGAATTGGTCTCCGTCAGATCTCCGCCGATCGAGAAAAAATCGAGCTTTCGCTTGATGACCTCATCGACGATGAACATCACCGCCTTGTGGACGTCGGGCGTCCGGTCGAGATCTTCGACCTGAAGCCCGTAATGCCAATCTCCTGAGAACGCGCCCTTCATAGAGATGCCACCCGCCCGTTTTTCATCACGGGAGCGTCGTCATCGGTCTTGCGCTTGAGCGAGCGCTGCGGAGGCGCATCGAACTCGTCATCATCGTCCTCATCATCGGTCCCGATCCCTTCAAGATCCTCGCTGCCAAGGTCCTTGACCGACTCTTGGTCGATGCCCTTGCCCGAGATTACGATCTCGCACTTCGCGCCCTGCACGTCGCTCAAGTGATTCTTCGTGCACTTGATCGCGGAGACGAGACCCACCACCACTTGCTTCTTATCGACGGTCTTGGTCTTTGCGCGAATACGCTGACACTCGAGCACGAGAGCCGCCGCGTAGTACGCACCGTTGCCGCCGTACCCCTTTGTCGAGTTCCCGAAGAGCGCATTGATGTTCTCGTAAATCTGGTTCACGAAGACGAGCGCGGTGTTCTCTTTGCGGAAACGCCCGCGAAGCCGACGCAGATTCTTCTTGATGACCTTGGCGGCACTCGCAACGGTAAAGCTGCGCGCGGTCGCCTTCATCTCCTCATCGGTCGGCGTCTGACCGAGCGAATCCCAGATAAAGATCGTCGGAACCCCCGGATTGATCTCCTTGAACTGGTCGAGCGTCTTCTCGATCGCCTCGAAACCATCCTCGATCGTTTCGCAGGTGAGCGTGAGGAGCCCCGTCGTATCCATGCCCATCGCCGCGAGCCTCTTCCAGTTGAACTTGTGCTCGGTATCGATCAGCACGACGTTGTAGCCCGCGAGCGCGCCCTCAACCATCCCGTGCATCGCGATCGTCGTCTTGCCCGAGTCCGGCTTCCCCTGGATCACCGTCACATGCCCCATCGGGATGCCCTGCACACCAGTCAGCTTCGCCCAGGGGTGCGGCATGCGAACCCAGTGGTCCGCCGTCGCGAGCGGTTCGTTCGGATCGAAAATCACACCAGCCTCGGACTGAAACTTCTTGTCCTTCGCCAGCGCGGCCGCGACTCGCTGGGCGGGCGTGAGTGCTTGCTTCACCGCGGGTTTCTTTTTGTCAGCCGGAGCGGCCTCAACAGCCGCCCCCTTCTTTTTCAAAGCCATGGTTCACCTCTCCCTAAAAAGGGATCTCGTCACTGGGGTCGAAATTCGGTTCGCTATCATCGAACTCGAGGTCATCGATGCTCTCGTCGTCCGCCGGAGGGGGAGGAGCGCGCCGACCGGCTTTTCCTGCCGGAGCTGCCGCAGCCCTGCGCGGAGCCGGAGCATCATCCTCTTCCTGCTGCTGAGCGGGTGCTTGTTTCCGCGTCAACGGGCGGCGCTGCTGCTGAGGAGCCGGAGCATCGTCACCGTCGTCATCTACCGGAGCCGCCTGGCGAGCTGCCGGACGCGTTTGCCGCGCGGGTGCGGGTGCCGCATCCCCATCGTCATCATCGTCCTGCTGAGCGGCCGGAGCGCGTTTAGGCGGGCGCGCAGCCGGTGCCGGTGCATCGTCATCGTCATCGGGCGGAGCCTGCCGTGCTGCTTTTCCAGCCACCCGCGCCGACTGCGGGGGTGCCCTGCGCGCGGGCTGAGCATCGGCGGTATCGTCATCGTCATCCGCTTGCCCCATTCCCTGGCCGCCGCCATCACCGAACGTGGTCTCGTTCAACTTGTCGAGGATCTCTGTGAAGTCGTCGGGCGCCGGCTTCTCTACGCGCGAACCGAGGTCGTTCAAATTGTCGAGGACCTCGTCCACGTCGAACCCGCGATCGGCAAGGCTCACCTCGCCCGGCTTCACCATGACGTCGTATTTCGTGAACCCCTTGTCCTTGTAGCGCTTCACCACCACGTTGAACCCCTTGTCCGGGTCGACGAGTTGGTCCGAGTTTTCCTCGGCCATGAAGTTCAGGAGCGGATTCATGAGCGTCGCGGGCGCCTCGAGGATGTAGACCGTATCGTCGATCGTCCCGTCCTCGTTCGCGCGCATGTTCAGCACGTTGATGTAGGCGCGCTTCTGATAGTTGTACGCCTTCGCCGCTTCTTTGCCGAGCTGATCGTACACGCGCTTCTTCGCTTTGCAGATCGGGCATTCCCCTTTGGTCCCGAACGTGTAATCCGGGCAGATCACTTTCTCGCTCGCGGGCGCATCTCTACCCGGCGGGCGGTGGAAGCCGACCTTCTGATAAAACATCCCGGCCTCTGACCACGGCGGCAAGATGCGGAGCAGGTGCTTGCCGTCCGTCATCTTGTAAAAGCCGCCGCCACCGCCGCCCGTTTCGAAGGAGGACTGGTCCTGCTTCATCGCGGCCATGTTGGTTTTGAACCTTCTCGTTTGTTGCTGTTGCTGTGCCATTTACGCTCTCTCCTTAAAGCTCGGTCGCTCGACCGTTTTTAGTTCGCTGCGGACGCTCTTGGTCCGGGTGCGACTTGTTGATTTGAAGTTGCCCTGCCATGTCCGCGCGGATCGAAGCGCCCATCTGAATGAGCATGTCGCGCTTGTGATCCCAGCCGCGCATGATCGACTGATGAATGCCGACTTGGAGTTCCGCATCCGCGATACGCCGCCGCTGCGCCTGCACGTCCGCATCGCCCTTGATCGTCTTATCGATGTAGGACTCGGTCGTCTTCACCTCGCCCGCGCGGATCTCCGCGTCTTTCATCGAAATGAGCGTATCGAGATTCTGCTTCTCGCGCTGAAGCTGCCGCTCGGCCTTGTGGTAGTTGATCGCCGCGCGTGTGAAGCGCGCCGGTTGATGAATGATGTCCTCGTTCAAGTTCACCTCATCGACGATAAGCAGCTTCTCCTGCTCGCCGACGTAGACCGCCAACTTGTTCTCGTTGGTCGCCTCCGCAGTGTCCTTCGGTTCTTTTTCTTTTGCCGCCGCCATTTTATTGGCCTCCTTTTTCATGCTGCTGTTCCTTCCCATCGATCAGTGAATTCCACGTCCACCTCAAGCGGGACTTCGTACTTAGTTCCTTTGTTCAAAACGATTTTCATGAGCTGCGGGACCACCCGCGCCAGTTCCTCCCTCTCATTCGCCTTCACGTTCTTCACGAACCCGTCATGCAGCGAAAGCACGAATCGAGACTGCATCTTTCGCTTGAGCAGATATTTGTAAACCTTGAGCTTGTGATACTGAAAAATATCGGAGCCTTTGCCCTGAATGGGCATGTTGACCGCCACCCGCTCGGTCTCCCCGCGCCGCATGCTCCGCATCTTGAAGGGGCACCACTTCGAGTTCGCCCACTCGAGATCGTGGAAGCGAACGAAGCGCCCTGTGCTCGTCTTGACCGTCGAGGTCGAGCGAACCAAAAAGTGCTGCTGCTTGATCCAGCCGGCGAGCACGCGGTACTTGCGGAAGAATTTGTTGATGAACTCCTCGCAGATCTCGATCGGAATCTTCTCGCGCGCGGAAACCCCGTTCGCCTGCGAGCCGTAAAGGACGCCGAACGTGACCGCCTTGGCCGCGCGTCTGGCTTCCGCATACTCCAAGTAAAGCGGGTCCTTCGCCCGCTTCAGCTCTTCGTTGTTGATGACCGCGAGGAAGTCCCTCTCGGGAACGCGAACGAGCAACTCCGCAGCGTTGCGCGAGTGCATGTCGACGCCGGCCAAGATCTCCGCGATGAGCACCGGGTCCTTCGATTCCGCAGCCGCGACTCGCACCTCGAGCTGCTTGTAGTCCACGCTCATGAGGATATCGCCCGCCGCCGGATCATCGGGGATAAAAAGCTGCCGGATGCCGAAGTCCTTCGGGATGTTTTGCAGGTTCGGATTCTTCGAGCTGAGCCGCCCGGTATAGGTCCCGTGGATCAAAAACTCAGTGTGGATGTAGTGGTACTCGTCGAGCTTATTGCGGAGGCCGGTCTTTTTCCCGCCCTTTGCCGAGCCGTCGAGGTAGGTCCCCTTCAGCTTCGTCAGCTCGCGCGCCTCCAGCGTCGCCTTGATGAGTTCGCCCACACGCGGGTGATCGACGAGCGGCTTGATCGCTTCCTCATCGAGAGACATCTTCCCGCTCTTGGTCACCTTCTTCGTCTTCACCCGCTTGCTCGCGAGATACTCCGCGAGCTGCTTCGTCGAGTTCGGGTTGTAGTTGTCGACTTTCATCAGCCCCTTCACCTTCGCTTGGAGCTGGCTGATTTTGTCGTCGGTATCGCGAATGATCGCGTTCATGCCCGCGAGATCGATGTGCGCGCCCCGATATTCCATGTCCGCGAGCAAGTGGGTCTGCTGCATCGAAATGTTCTGGAAGACCCAGGGGAGCCCCTTGTGCTTCTCCAGCTCCTCCTCGAGCACTGGCCGCGCCCGCTGGGTCACCGCGGAGTCGACGCCCGCGTAGTAGTAGAGGGTGCGCGGATCGAACTTCGAGAAGTCGTCACGCCCATGAAGACGCTTCTGGATCTCGAGCGCGTGATCGTACTTCTCGTGAACGAGGTCGTACCACTGGGCGATGAAAAGCAAGTCATGCGGCTTGTCCGAATCGACCAAGTGGTGCGCGAGCATGGTGTCGAAATCGAAGTTCCGCAAAGCCATGCCGTAGCGGCGCAGGAACTTCTTATCGAACTTCCCGTTCTGCGCGGTCTTGCGCGCGGGCGATACGTAAGCCTTCTTGAGCAACCACTCGATCTGCTGCTTCTCCTGCTCGGTCCACCGCCGGTAGTCACCCTTCCACGGGAATTTTTGCTCATGCGGGACCACATACGCGGTATTGCCGTCGATCGAAAAGCTGTGGCAGAGGATCGGCGCTTTGAGGAAATCGAGATTTTTGGTTTCCAAGTCGAACGCGAAGCTGTCCGCCTGGTAGAGCTTGCCGACGAGATCTTTCACCTCGTCCACCGAGGTCAGCGTGCGCACGTCGATATCGAGCTTCTGCGGCTCGTACCCTTCCTTCGCGATGCGCTTCGCGAGCTTGAGATCCCGAACCATGATCGGGTCCCATCCAGGGTTGGCGATCGCCTGAGTCATCGAAAACGTCGGAACCACCCAAGCCTTGAACTCCCCGCCGATGCGAAGAGGAATCGGAAAGCCGCGGTAATCGTCCGCCGTCATCTGCTCACCGACGAGAGCGGAGAGCGCCACCGTGCCCAGCGTGACGATGACCTTCGGTTTCACCCACTCGATTTCCTCGATAAGGTGCGGGAGGCAGGCCGCCGCGTATTTTTTTATCTTCACGCTCTTCTTCGGCATATCGCACTTCACCGCGTGGCTCAGGTAGACGCCCTCGCGGTGCATGCCGATGCGCTCGAGCAGGAAAGAGAGCTTCTGATGCTCCATCCCCGAGAACGGTTGTTCAAAATCCACGTCAGCCTGGCTGGGCCGCTCGCCGACAATCATCACCCCCCCGCGCGCGCCCTGCCCCGGCATGCAGTTGTACCTGCACGTCGACGACAGCTCGCAGTCGAAGCAGATGACCTGCCCGACTCGTTTTCTTGGAAGATGTGATTTCGGCATCGTGCTCATGATCGTTCCTCAATATCGCAATCTGCGTTCGCGCATCTGACCGGCTTTGTG